CCTGGGTCGGCTTCTTTTAATTTTAATTTATATCTATATTTATACATATTTACTTACCCCATAAATGTTTAACTTCTATACCTTTTGCTTGTTTATTTAATTTATCTTTATCAACAAGCTTGTATTTATATTGCTTTACGTAAGCATTATCTTTAACACCGTTTTCAGTAGCTTTAGGACCAAGACCTAGAGTAGCTCCAGGGTTAGCTTCTTTAACTTCTTTTTTTTTACCTTTAAAAGCCTTAGGAGTAGCGTATTGAGGACCTTCTCCAGCTTGAGCTGTAAAACTGTTACCACCACCCATAGCTGAAATTTCATTCATGTTTTTAACACGCTGATATTCGTCAAATTTATTATTGCGTAAATAAGTACGAAGTGAATTTCTTAGATTACGTACATCTTGACCCCAATCTTTAATGAATGGTTCAGCATTTGATTGTCTAGAAGCTTTTTCTACAGATTTAAATAACTGTTGAACTTGTTGGTATAACTGAAGATAATCAGCAGCATATTCAACATCCCATGAAATTGCACCTGTATTTGGGTCTATATCAGTAATGGTGGTTTTAATACCACCTTTAACTGTTACGTCTCCTACTTTAGATTCACTTTGTTGTTCCATTTGCTGCTTTTAATTCTTCGTAAAGTTCAAAGTATTGAAGAATATTTACAATATCTTCACTTGATACTTTAGCAGTTTTATCTAACTCAGTAATTAAGTTAGTAACTTCGTTAATTTTAATTTGAACAGCTTTATCAGTAACATTCTGGTTTAATTCAACTAAAGCAACTTTTACTTCGTTTACTTTAGTATTATAGAATTCTCTTAATACTGGGGTTGAATCTACTGAGTTGATATATTGTCTTAATACTTCTTTTTGTGAATCGTATAAATCAGTGTACTTACCATTAAAGTTTTCCATTAGGATACGGTAAGTTAACATACGAGTATCTTTATCGAATGATTGAAATTCTTGTAAGATATCTGCTTCAACTTTTTCTTCTTTAATTTCGTTAGAAGAAAGATGCTCTAGGATAGTCATCTTATTATTAACGATAAGATTAGTATCAACTAAAGCGTCTGAATTTTGGATTTCACTTAACATATAAAACGCAGCAAACGTCTTATAATGAGGTAACTTAGTTTTAAAGAATTCTTCTAAGTTATAATTTTTTCTAATTTCGTTAATTAAACTATACTTTTCTCTTTTTAAATTACCTCTATTTAACTTTTTAGAAGTTTCAAGTAATGATTGAATCATTACATTAGCTTTTCCTTCAGTTAAAGCAGTGTTTTTAGATAAAGCTTCGTATAATTTATACTCTTTAGATAATTCTGATTTGATAAAGTATTTTTTAATGATACCCAATGCTGGTGAGTTATCACCGTTCAATGTATCTGCTGTTACTTGGCGTACAAGTAATTCAAAAAGGATACCAGTATTTTTGTACTTTGAATGTTTAATATTCATTCCTCCTAGGATTTATTATAAATATATAAGGATTTATTACTCTTTGATTCTTGATTCGTCTAATAGCGATTCTTTGCGTTTTCCTAAAGATTCTAGTAAGGATTGATTTTTAGAATATTCAATTCTCGCAGATTCTCTAATACCTGGTTGATCGTCTGTTCTCATGGCTTTTTTACCTAAACGATCTCTTCCAAAAGCATTATCCTGAGTATTAATATTTGATGCTTTTTCTTCAGGTCTTCCTAATGGTTTTTTCTCATTGTAACCATCAGGTACATTACCTGGATCAGATTCCATTCTTCCTTTACCGTATAATGAAGCTAAATCATGTGGTGTACCATATGAACGTCCTGTAGTAATTGGGTCATTACCTTCAGTCTCAATTTGAGCTAAACGGAATCTACGTTTTTGATCTTGTACAATAAGATCTCTGTATTCTTCATATTGATCTTCACTAAAGTGGAATACATTTTCATAGATCCAGTCTGTTGGAACTAATTTATTTTCCATCATTTGAGCAGCTAAATCTACTTTTTCTTTCATTAACGCGATCTTTTCTTGATCGTAAATGATAGAAGGTGTAGTTAAATCTAGTTCAAAATTAGTCATTTGTTCATCTCTATACCCTTGAGCGTATAAGTGAACTAAAGCAATTTTGTATAATTCTGAAAGTAAGATACGTTGAATACGATCAATTGTACGACCAAATCGAATATCTTCGGCTGCTAATGTTGCTTTACCTTGAAGGTTTTCGTCGTAACCCATAAATGCTTTAGGCACTTTAAGAGCAGCAAATAGTTTTTCTCTTAAGTATTCAACGTCTTCGATACCAGCATAATCTAAACCTGGTGTAGTATCAATTTTAGTTGCTTGATCATTACCTCTAATTGGAATGTAAAAATCTTCAAGCAAGTTTTGCATATTATATTTCAAATTGTACTCACCAGATTGTTGATCCATATACGGAGTACGCTTAAGTGTTGAAATAGTTTTCTGCATGAAGTTTTCTACTTCGTTTGGTGGAATAGAACCAACATTGATGTAGAAAATACGTTTTTCTGGGGCGCGAACGATTCTATGAATTAACATAGCATCTTCCATTAATGCATATTGTTTGTATAATTTACGAGCAGGCTCAATATATGCTCTACCATATGGAAGATAGTTCATATCCGAGAGTAAACGGAAGTGAGCAATTTCGTAATTATCAAATGTAATTAAGTTTGAATTTTGTTGGTTAGGGGTATAATAATATCCTGAAGATGAACCACCATAGAAACCATCTGGGTTGTAATTAAATACTACTTTAGATGGGTTTTCGGGATCAAAATTTTCTTTCCTTTCAATGTGGTATGCTGAGTAAGGGATAACATTATATACACCAAATTTTTCTGAAATTTCTAGTTTTAAGAAAAAATCACCATACTTACACATTTGACGAGTCCAAGACCAAAGATTAAACTCAATGTTTAATACGTCGTAGAATAAGTTATATAAGATTTTTTGAATATCTTCGTCCGATGATTTAATCTGGAGTACCTCACCCATATCGTTTTTAAGACTACACTCATCAGCAATAATATCAAGAGCAGAAGCAATAATAGCATCTGTATCCATAATATCATAATCTGAGTATAATTGGGTTCTTAGATATTGATAGTTAAGGTTAAATTGTGATCCAAATAAAGAAGTAGAAGCAGGGTTTTGGTAAATACCCTTAAATCTATCCATTAAAGCATTAGTTTGGAATTCTCCAGAGGTTTGGATTTTATCTGTATCGACTACTTTAAGTTGATTACCACCAACGTTACGAATTACTACGTCGGAGGAGAATAATCTCTGTAATCTTCTAAATAAACTAGTATCAGCCATTGCAATGTTATTATTATAAATATTATCTAATTAGCCAACTAATATCTTCTTTTCCATCTCCATATGGATTATCCATTTGGTAAGGATTGTTAATTTTGTTGGGGTTATATCCCCCTTGCCAATTAACTCTATTTGTAGAAATATTAGATAAAGCTGCTTTACTCAAATCTAAGTGTTGTTGTCTAAATTTAAACGACGTATCACGCATGAACATACCAATCCCAAATGACATAATCAAGTCATCGTTGTATCCTTGTTGGGCTTCTGCGCGTCCATTTTTCCAAATGAATACTTTCATTTCTTCTAGTAATCTACTTGATTGGATTATTACACTTTGATCTGAAATATATTCTTGGAATTTACCTATAATCATAGGTCTTACTTTAGAGGACATTGTAAAGCCAGGAACCATTTTACTTGTATCCATATATTTGTCAAAATATGAATCCGAAAGCGTAGCATCACTTTTAGCTGAGTAGTATAGGTTGGTGTAACCTCTGTCGATAATGGTTTGTAACGTTGCCCAACCAATTGAAGCATTTTCTACTACAAGTAAGGCTTCATTATATTCAGTAGCAATGCCTACTAATAAGTGACCAAATTCTTTAGTACCAATTTGACCTTTGTATTCAGCAACTTGGGTATTGGTTTCAATATCAATAATATGGAATGCAGAATAGTCTTTACCATCTCCACGAGCAACATCAGCAACCACGAGGTAGGATCTTGAATAATCAGCGGGTTCCCAAATCCATAAGTTACCGTCTGCACCACGTTTTTCAAGTGGGTTTTTAATATAGGTTTTTTCATAAAATTCAATGTATTCACTATAGAATACAGTGTCACCTGAGGTACTAAAATCACAGTCACATTCTTGTGCTGCCATTCTAGGATCACCTAGTAATTCATCTTGTCGTTTTCTCCAAGCTTCATCTCGTTCAGGATGAACATACCAAGGTAATTTGATTGGTAAGAAATCACTTTCGCCATTTTCTGCTCTAACCCATGTTTGATGGAACCAGTTACCTGTACCATAAGGAGTAGATAAAGCAATACACCCACCACCAGTAGCAAGTGTTTGTTGAGCTGAGGCCCAGATTTCGCCAATGTTATCAATAAAGGCAGCCTCATCAATTAATAGAAGAGAAACGGCTTCCGATCTACCTGCATCACTTGATGCTGAAGTAGCTTTAATTTGAGATCCGTTATTTAACCTAAGTGTTAATTTGTTATTTTCGTCTGCTGGGATCTTTAGCCATGAAGGTAAATTTTCATACATGAATTTAACCTTCGTAACCATGTTTTTAGCTGTTTCTTGCTTAGTCGCAATACAGAGTACGTTTTTATCCTTTTGGAATAACATCAACCACAGAGAATAACCTGCACCTAATGTTGAGATACCTAACTGACGGGATTTAAGTACTACAGAATAAGGATTTTCTTGAAATAGTTTTAATACTTTTTCTTGGAATGGGAATAGCTGGAATGGGATGCGACCACGTTGTGGGTGTTGAATAAAGCAGTATTTTTTCATAAAGTGGACAGGGTCAGCTGCACACTTAATATACTCTTGTTGGATTATTTGTCTTAAATTGGGTTCGCTCATTTGCCAATTTTCCAGTACATACGACCTGTGAAAACTGGTTGTAAATCTTGATTAACACCTATTCCAAAACCGTATGCTTGTTTTCTTTTATTTCTATACATCAATTCACTACCTAGGTAATTGATTTGAGATTGATCTCCTGTTAAACCAACTCCAAAGTATAATTCTCTTTTATTTAAAATAATAGTTTCTTTAATAGTTTTTCTTGGGTAAGTAAAATTGTAAGCAATTTTTCTACCTAAGATTTGGTTTTGGGATACTGTATCAGTGATCGTTAAGTCTAGACTGTCTAATACTTGTGTATCCTCGTACGTTCTAATAGCATAATAATCTGCTAAAATAGCTGCTGTATCGATTGGGGTTGTAAATGTATCAATATCTACCTTAGTAACATATTTTATTTTAGGTACATATACAGGGTATTCTTTTTCAATCGTAACGTATTCGACAATTGTATCCCTAATAATACGTTCAGTAGGTTCAATTGGTCCAGAACAGTTACGTTGAAAAAGTAAAATTACTAATACAGCTATTAATAATGTTTGAATATTTTTAACGTAGCGATTCAAGTTCGTTCTTAATTTTGGTTAACTCTTTTAAACGAGTAAATAACTTATCTTTATCTTCACCTTCAGCTAATTTCCATTTTTTAACTGTAGATTTCATTTCTTTAATAGTTTCTTTAAGCTTAGGGTTACTATTTTCTCCTATAGCTTGAGAAGCTTGTGCTGCTTTTTCTAAAGCGGCAGCTAATTCTTCAGCATTTTCAACATCATCGTCTGTAGGAATAATGCTTTCTTCCTCTGTAAGAACATCTACAATAGTTTCTTTAATATATTCTGCTAATTCTGAACGTTTCATTACAATATTATTTTATTATAAATATGTCAAAGTTCAATACTATTAATTATTTGATGGACTCGTTCCTCTGTACTACCCTCAATTACACCGTAGTTTTTGATACGATGTTTTTGTTGACTTAAAATATGTCGAATAATGATATCAATTTCATTTCTGTAGTCTGCATCAGTTTCTCTAATACCATTATCTTCAATTTCTACACCTTCGGGTGAAACATAAAAAATGTAATCGTATTCTTTAATCAAACGGATAGCGTAAGCATAAAATGCTTCTTTATCAGTCCAATCCATTGATTTGGATGCTTGAGCAAAAGCCATTACATCAATAATAGTACGATCTGTAATGATGTTAGGGATAAGCAGTTCACTTGCTCTCTCAGCCATAAAAACTGTTTGGCCCAAAAATGTTGAATCAGTGTTCAATGGGATACCCATTGCCATTAACTCCTTAGAACGTTCTGTTCTAGTTGTAAAGTCTTTAAAATAATCTAGCTCTTTAAGAGCGTTGACAAGTGTAGTTTTACCTACACTCATCGTTCCGCATAATCCTATTTTCATTTCATTAAATTTTGAACTATATTAACTACCTTAGTATAAAATTCATCGTTAAGATAACGAGATTCTTTTAATAATCCAACAGAATGTGATGAAGTTTCTAAGAGCTTTTTATAATTTTCTTTATCACAAACATTAATACCATGTTTTAAATTTAAAAACTTACTATTAAGCTTATTGGGGCCAGGGTAGTATAAAACTTTTTTATTAAGCAATTGGGCCCAATATACTCCATGATATGAAGAAGTAATTATTGATTCTTTAGAAGAAATAAAATTAACAATATTTTCTATAGTTTCACTATTACTAATTCTATCACCTTTAATATCTATAGGATGATCATGGTGTTCTAAAAGTCCAAGGCCTTGGGGTTCGGAATGAGTTTTATCAAATAGAGAGTGTTTAGCTGAGACACAGGGTAAATATTCTGCTTTTATACCATGAATTTTATCTCTTATTCCTGCTAATAAAACATTTTCGTGGTTTAGTATGTCCCAATCTATTTCTAAAGGGGTATTACTACCTATTCCCCATAGAATTACTTTATTATTTTCTACTAAATATCTTAAAGTTTCTTGTAGGTGATTTCCTTTATGAGTTATAAGTCCCCCACCACCTATAACTATAATTTCGTTTTTAAATAAAAAATGTTCCCATCCTTCTCCTTTTATAGCTTGTTCTATAAGAGGAAAATGAGCTAACCTAATAGGAAATGGAAATTTATAGTATTGAAAAGGACTACAATTATGATCCCCAGCATTACCCTGAAAGTTAATATTAGTAAATACTACTCTTTCGTACATTAGTTTGATTGTGATGCCCCAGGTTTAACTCTATAACTATCTGAATCAAAGTGTTGGGTAGATACTTCAAAAATAGTAGCTCCTTCTGTAAGGGCTAGCATTTGGTGTGGTTGTCCCGGGAGGAGGTGGATGCAATCTCCTTCACGTACTGTTCTGGAGTGTTCAATAGCTGTTTCTGTATTAATATACTTATACAAAAATTCTCCTTTAGAAATGTACCATGCTTCATCTTTTAATAAATGATAATGCATCGAAAATTGTTTATCTTTTTCAAATACTAATAATTTACCACAATAAAGTTCATTATTAATAATCCAAAGTTCATAGCCCCAAGCTTTATCAACTCGTTGACCTTCATATACTTGAGCTTCTAGTGTATGTTCTCTCATAATATTAATTTCTGTAATCTGATAGTAGGTTTTTCATTGAGGCATTTTTATACCAAGGTAAACCTTCACGTTCTTGCATAATTTCATTATATGATTCTTCATCGTACTGAATACCATGGAGATAATATGATTTAGACATTTCTGATTCTTTATCATATGGTTCA